TGATAAACTGATATGCACTCCTTTAAAGTGCGACCAAATGTCAATGAGGTCTTGTGTGATAGATGTTAGATTAGTCACATACGATAATATTATGTTCTTTGCTCTATCTCCTTCAATCAATTGCTTACAGAACAGTTCATGTTCTTCCATGATAGTAGGTTCGCCACCAACAAATGCAATACGTTTTAAATTTGGAAATAAAGTATAGATATCAAGTGTCTGATCTTTTGTTATGTTTATTTTTAAATGGTTATCTTCTTCAGATTCGATCTTCCATATGGTATTGTATTCCTTTCCCCATTGGTCAGAGGAATAAGGATTACATGTAATACATTTTGAGTTACATTTGTTACTAAAGGTTAAATCTAAGAAGTGAACATCATTAGGATCAACCTCAATGTTCATAGGAATATCATAGTCTTGTAAAGCAACATTCCATATAGTACGCATAGACGTGCCTGATACTTTTTCAGAGTCTAAACAGTTTTTACAATCACTAGGCCAGTCGCCTTTTCTAAGTTGCTTTCTTATCTCAATAAGATTGTTATGATTTAAATTATCTGCATATGGCTTTTTTTCTACGCCACCTGTATTTACAAGATTACAACAAGACTTATACCCGCCACCATCTATTGAGGCAGAGCCAAATGCCAAAGCACAATAGATAGGATCTTTCATCGCCACCTCGTTTCTAACCACATACGTTCTTTGTCTGTGGCTACATAGATTCTTTTTTGTCTGTGGTCTTCTTCATTAGACCAACACCAATGTTCGTTGAGTTGGTTGTGCGTATTGTCATTGTATTGTGCTAGGCTTACGTGGTGAGAGAGTTCATGTATTCTGTCATAATCTTTTAAATCACAACTAGGTCCCCATGTATCCCAACACCAGTCACGTAATTGATTAAACTTAATAATCTTTGCTAAATCTGATTGTGCCATTGGTCTAGGAGTGAAACGTTCATACTGTGGTTTGATAATAGTAGTACACATCCATGTGAACATATCATTCCCTTTAAATCGTCCATCTAACTTGTGAAACTGTAAATCTAACTCTTTCATTAGAATCCAGCCTGAGACAACAACTCTTTGACTTCTGCAATTCTATGTGCATCTCTTTTAAACTTGATAGCCCAACGTTCAGGATCGATGTAATCTAAAACCATTTGTTGTTGTGTTTCATCCATTGATGCTAGAAACCCTAGACCAGATTCTGATTGATACAGCATCCATGGAGAAACCTTTCCTTTAGATATCTCATAACAAATTCTGTTCACTGGACCATATCGTAAGGCATCTTTGTTTTCTATTTTTTCATCACTAGAAATCTTAATCATAGTTTCAATACTACGAGCAATTGCATCTAAAGGATCTTCTTCTCTAAGATACTCAATGATAAACTTAGTGTAGTTAGTATCACTTATCCATTTGTCAATTTTAATTTGATTTGATAACAACCAATCAGCATATCGACTAATGTTAATTGCATTGACATTTACACAGTAATGACCAAACTTAACAAAGGCCAGATAATAACTGCTTTTAATAAAGTCTAAATATGTTTTTTGTTTCTTTGTTGGAGTGTGTTTTGCATAGAAATTTATCCAAGCATGAAATGCAATGCGATTACCTTTTAAATCTTTGTCTTGCCATCTGCGTTTGTTTTCACAGATATGCTTGGCCATTGTAGTTTCTCTTATAAAACTCCTGCCACAAAAATCGCAACCAAATTCTGATTTAGTTGCCGAGTTCTTTTTCATATTCTTCGATTTCTGAATCTGTAATAATGTCACTTAGTAATTCCACCTCATCAAATTTTAAATTAGGATATTTTTCTGCAAGATACATTTTGCGATCATGTTGTTCACAAAATAATTTTGCTATCTCAGTCAGTTCACCTGCTGATAATTGTGGATATATCTTTTTATAATAATCCTTTATGTCTTTTGGCTTTGCTTTATCTTTTAGTTTAGCCACGCCCTGCTTGATCTGCGGTATCCAAGCATGAAACTGTTTGCCTATCCCTGGGCTTGCCGCACATAGCATCAACCATTGTAGTTTAGGATGCTTAGAAACATTCTCATTGAATAGATATTTATTCGCATGATGATCAACACTTTGTAAATAATACTGTGCCAATTCTTTTTTGCCTTTAACTACACTAATCCAATTGATCATCATAAAAGGAACAAACTTCCTTTGTTGTTCAGGAGTTAGTCGATCATAGTAGCCATAGTCTTTCTTGTCGATTGCAGTAATTGCCTCGAACAAGTTGAAGTCTTGCTTTTCAAACTTCTCATCTGTTGGTGTTTTTGCTCTAGCCAAAATAACCTCTTGCAAACCATCCTATTGCAATTGCTATAGGACCTATTATAAACAAATCAACTACCCAGTGCAATGCAATAGATAGTGTGATTATTTCTTTCCAATGTAATCTACATACATTCTTCCAATGATCAAAACGCTTGTGCATAGTCTACGATTTCACAATTACGACTGATCTCTTTAACAAAGTAAACACATCTAGGCTTTGGGCCATCTTCGATAGGGACACATAAGAATTGTCCGTTACGTAGTCTAGGCGCATACCATGTTACGTCTGAATAGATATCAACAATTTCAATATCTAAAAAACTAGGCGAGAATGATGTTAGTGGATTGAATGCAAACACTGTAAAGCCTCTGTCATTCAAACTAGACAATGGAATAGTCTCTAAGTCACCATGTTCTTCATGCCCAATTAATACTTGCCAATCAACAGGCATCTTAATTGTTTTGTTTCCTATTTCTAATACAACCGCGGGTGCATTGAATGACTCTAAAAAGATGAGCGGTATGTAATGATAGTCTACATTGAGAGGGTTAGAGTTATCTAAGATAGCAAATCGTAAATCATCTACCTCATCTGGTAGTGTTTCTAAATCGTATGCCTGGTTGTCTAGTGTTAATATTTTCATGTCTTTATTATAACTCCTCTGTATGTTATTTTCAATTTAAATGGTAACTTCAATATTTTAATTTTTCTATTGCAAACGGATAGTTTGCTTCTTTGTAAAATGCCTTACGAGAAGTTAAATGTCGTTTAGCAAATCTGCATGAACTTGTTAAGTCCCAGATTTGAACAAAGTCTTTATCGTCTGCTTTACGAATGCCACGACCGATAGACTGTATGACACGAACAAAACTTTTACCTGGTTCAATGAGTACAAGATTAAAAATCCTAGGAATGTTAATACCAGTACTAGCCACGCCATAAGTAGCAATAATAACTTTATTAGTAGCAGTGGATACCTCATCATATTCTTCTTTTCTGTCATTGACTTTCATGCCTCCTGATACAAATACTGCATCATCTAGTCGTTCTACAAGTGCATGTCCTGCATTGATACGATCAACCAAGACAAGTGTGTTACCTGTTTCTTTTATTTTATCTACTAACTCTGCCAACTTATCTAATCGTTTAGAATCTGAGAGTAAGTGTTTTAGTTCTGCTTGATAATTACTAAACTCTTGGTCATCTTGTAATTGTACAATGTTCACATGACATTTACTTAAGACACCTTGATCTTGTAATTCTTTCGCAGATAGTTTATTAATGACTGGACCTAAACTTACTTCCAATGCCAATCTTTCATATTCTGCTTTGGGAACAGTACCAGTCAGTCCCCATCGGATGGGAACATGTGACATGACGCCTGTTAACAGTGCCTTCAATGCATCTGCTTTAGCCATGTGTACTTCATCTACCATTACGCAAACAACACCTTCAATGAATTCATCGATAGTGCAGTCAGCCTCTCCTCTCTTGGTATTTTTTAAAAGGATGTTCAAGGATTGCCATGTGCAAATTGTATGTTGCTTAAAGTATTCTTTACGATCACCGTAATAAACACCAACATCTAATCCTAGATTTATGTAATCTTCTTCGGTTTGTGTGACGAGACTTTTGTTAGGAACGATAACGATACTACGACCATAGAACTCTATGCTCTTACTCAGAGCGGCTGTCATAATCGTTTTACCTGCCCCTGTAGCGACCTCTTGTATCGACTGAGGGTTTGATAAGAACTGATTGATAACTTCTACTTGATAGTCTCTTAGTTCGATGGATTGTCCTTCGCAGACATGTCCTGTGGGCCACTTAACATCTTCGAATGTGTTAGTGGTAATTTCATCAAAATCAAATGTGTTATTGTATTCCCTCATATCTTCTAACTCAATCGTGTAATTGAGTTCTTCCAAGATAGGAATAATTTGAGGTAATAAATTAATAAATGTGGAACCAGCAAGGCTACAATAACTAACCTTGCCGTTCCATCTACCTAGTTTAACACTGGGCATGTAACGTGCGCCAGGAACCTCATACTCAAACTTTTTCATCAGTGCCCTACGAGCATCTAATTCAAGTCCGGCAATCTTTAGATTGACTTCATCTTTAATTTGTAGTGTTGCAGTTCCTGGCATTCGATTACGGCCTGTATTGTAGTGTTATAAAGAATTCAATACCACCTGAGTTATATCCAGGGTTGAATTCAAATCTTCTATCTAGTATATCTCTTACTGTAGCAGATAGCAAGTAGTTAGGTGCAATTTCTGATTCGATCTTGTAATCGATTGAACTTACATCATCAAGCATTTCTGTTCCATCATACGGTCCAGGCTTTCTATCGAATAGTCCAGTGTATGTGAATGACAATACTAAGTTGTCTACATAAGATACAGATGATATGATTGCTTTATACTTTGCAACTCTAGGTTGATCTGAGTTAGTATAACCAAACTCATAACCAAAGTCTGTGTCCATCCAATCAACACCTTTTGTTCCAGTCAGTCTCACACCTTCAGTATCATATTTGCCAGTGTTGACAAACTGAGATGATGCAAAACTATAGTCGATGCCTTCTGAAAATCTGTATTTGAATACAGTTAGATTTTTATAACCAACTTCAACACCTGTTGCTTCCTCAGGTTCTAGTCCAGGATTAGGTGCAGTCCATGCGTCACCATTTAACTCATATAGAGTTGGGTTACGATAAGATGTACCGAAACTTGAAAAGAAATCTCCCTTTGCTGATCCAATACGATAAACAAATGCATCTTCACTTACACGTAGACCTATATTGATAGGCTCATAGTTAAGCATTGCATATGCAGAGATAGTGTCTTGCGACATGCCTTCATACTTTTCATATTCAACTGTTGCACCATAGAGATTGTTACCAACTGTGTGCCTTGTATCTACAAATGCTCTTTCAGCATCTGAAGAATAAGTTTCTATGCCTTCAGTTTTGTATTTTGCATCGTTAAAAGAATAACCAAACGTGTAGTTATCATTCCTTACTGATATGGTTCCTTTTGAACCTAACTGAGAACAATCATTTGATTGTGAGAAACTTGCTGTATAACAGTTGTCATAGTCATAGTCATATGATGTTGCTGAAATGTTCGTAGTGAACTCGCCTGTATCAAATTGACCTCTAGCAGTCATGTTTGTGTAGCCGTCAGTCTCATCATTGTCTGATCTAACACTATCATTGTTAACATCAAAGTATGTAAAGTTTAAACCTTTACCTGTGTGTGTAACAAATGTATGTTGAGGTCCTAGTCTTAAAGTAGATTGATCTTTTGAAAGATCGTCTTTAATAAAGACTGTACCACCTAAACTACCTGAACCATAAAGTACACTGTTAACTCCGTTAACAACTTTAATTGTTTCGTTTCCTGTTGCAAAATCATGTCCAAAGTCATACCATCCAGAGCCTGCATCATTTGCTGGAACTCCATTTCTGTATACACTTGTATGCACTGTTTGTGTTCCTCTTTCTGTGTAACCAGAAAAAGAACCATAACCACCTGCTTGAGTTGCTTCAGGTATCAGAGTTTCTAATAATGAAACATCTGTACTTGGGTTAGACTCTGCTTCATATGTTGTAGTTCCTACTACAACGATTTCTTCTATTTCTTGTGCATATACTGCTGTTGTTAAACACAACGATAATGCCAATGCTATTTTATTTTTCATACTATATCTATGGGTCTCCTGTTTATAATTTGTATATTTTTTATAGCGCCACCAACAATCTGTGGCTGTTCTTTTGTTGAACTGTATCTCAACAGTACCATCTCTTTAGTGATGTCCTTAGCATCGTTTAGGTTTGATTTACCTCCGTTAATAATTTCAATATCATTTTCATCAAATACTCTGCGTATTTCTTTTGCTATTGTTGTTATGTCAATTTGTCTATGTCTGACTCTATCCGTATTATCCAGATTCAAGCCTCTGGTTACTACAACTGTTTTACAGTCTATTTCTTTTAGCCACGACACAAATTCTTCTAAGTGATCAATGTCTACTTCAGGCGCATATTGTGCAAAGAATTCTAAACGAGAAACCTCGTTTGTTATATTGCTGTCAATTGCAACACCATGATATGCTAAATTAGCAAGAGTCTTTGGCTCTGCATTTAGGTTGACATCTTTAAATATACTGTCAAGTGAGTCATTGCTTCCAGCAATAGAATACACCCCATCGTTTTCTACAAGTGTGGGATCCCACGTCTGTTTTTCTATTGCTTCTAGTTGTTCTATTACTTCGTTGACTTCTCCCTTGTAGATAGTTTCAAAATACTTAGGCAAAACTTTATATGCTATTTTCAATGCGTGGGTAGATGCTGGTGCTTGATAACGTTTCTTTTCTTTGTTCCAACTCCATATCGTATCGTCAGGGTAATGATAGTTTTCTAACACCCCAAGCATGATACGTCTAAAGTCATTGATAAATTCCTTTTTAAAAGGAACCTTAAATATCAAAAGGTTTTCTTCTTTACTGTAACTAACTCTGGCTCGTGTAAACTCAGGTAGACTTGGAATAATTTTTGACTTCCATTCTAAACTATGTAAGTATTTTTGTTGAAAGCCAAAGTTTGATAATTGATGTTGGTATTTTGTTATCAGTCTAGTTAATAGATTGGATTGATTTTCAGTTATGTTTTTTTTCTCATGTACAAGTTGCATCATGCTAGACAAAAAAGAATGGTCATAATGACTCAATCGAACATTGCCATGTTGCAACATCCAATAGATAACATGTTCTTTGTTTTGTAATTCAATTTGATACATGTTTTTATTATACACTTCCTATAAGTTATTATCAATTCGTTTGGTAATAAAAAAGGGACGATCCGAAGACCGCCCCCAACTCCTGACACAGAGTTTAAACTCTACGCATACACGTTGATTCTGCTAACACCTTCCAGTTGTCATTCTTCTGGATCTTAAACAAGTCAGCAATCTTAAGAGCCATTCTCATTGAGACTTCTCTTAA